CTGACTTGTCCCAGATCAATGGGACAAGTCAGCCAGTTCTTACACTGGTTTCCGCCTACCACGGACCCTTGTGGCTATGCCACTTCGAGGTTACCTTAAGACAATAGTCGATAGGATATAGTAACCTCAGGTACCGGTTGAATTGGACACAAAAAATCAACCACTACGCTGGAGAAACCAGATAATTCTGGTAGAGCGGAGCCAAACAGACTCTCTCTCAATCTACAAGGACGATGAGTTCGGAAAATTTACGCGAAAATTACTGATTAAGGTCAGTTACCGCGAAAATTACTGACTATGTCAGTTACTTTCCGCTACCGAAGTTCCTCATCCCACCAAATCGAAATCCACACAAGAAAGAGTGTGGTTATTTCCTCAATTAAGATCCAATGATTATCTACTCCCTGTGAAATATAAACAGGAAGTAAATTAATTATTAAGGATCTTAACCGAAGGGAATCTTTTCCATTCCAATTGTTCTTCATTATCAGTAGTTTCCCGGGTCAGGGTCTCTAGGATCTTGTCGTTTAAAACGATGATCTCCTTAGAGGAATCCGGACTAAGTCAGGGTCTTTAAGGTCTTGTCACATAAAGCGACAGTCTCTTTAAAGGAACCCAGACTATCGGGAGACTCAGATAATGAGTAACAATTGGGTTGGAAAACCTTCAGTTTGATGGTACCATAGAGATTGAGAGGGAGAATGTGGTTATTTTCCTTTTGGTAAGAATCCAATGACTATCTACTCCTTGTGAAATGCCAAATCTCGCAAAAAAGTAGATTATCTACTCCTTGTGAAGTGACCAAATTTCACAAGGGGTAGATTAGACATTACAAGGATTCTAACCAAAGAGAAATCCAATCCCAATCACTCTCATTACTAAAAGTTTCCTGAGTCAGAGCTTCTAAGATCTTGTCGTATGAAGCGACAATTTCATTAGAGAAGTCCGGACTATCAGGAAGTTCAGGTAATGAATAGTAATTAGGTTGGAGAACCTTTCCAAGACTTTTCTCAAAGAGGTCCGAATCAAAAGACTTGACATTATAGTCCTTAACCACCTTTAACAGGTAATCAGGACGTACATCAAGTTCTATGATCGGAGTGAGGAATTTAGTCGCAACTGCGCTTGCAGACTTGATTCCTCTAACCGCTTCTAGAAAGGATGAACGGAAAGATTCATAACCATATTCTTGGTTAGAATCTAGAAAATTCCGAAAAAAGACTTTATCAATTGCTTGTTGAATCTCTTTTCGGATCTTCACATCATTAAAAGGGACTTGAAGGACCCTTAAGAATGAAAGAGAAGGTAAATCTTCTATTTTCTGACCCAAGAATAGATTCCTTAATTCAGGATTGGAGAACAATCTCTTCCGAACCCGTTCTAAGTGAGGAACACCAATGAAATCTTCATGGTATTCTTCTACTTTAACAGGCTCGTTAAAGAGTTCATCCATTTTCTGAATGGAATCCTGGTTCAAGCTCTGATTTGAGAGATAAGGGATTGAAATACAGTCCTTCTCGGGTTCAATCTTTCGGAAGAGATCATGAAGGTAGACAAGAATTTCGGTACGTAAAGACCGAACATCTTGTCCCCTCAGACCCCATCCGAGAGAGAGTCCTCCGTGACTGACGGGAACTCCAATACTTCGGACAGTTCGACTTAATTTAGACCGGTTTACGGTCTTAAAAAGAAGTTGAACCTCCTCCGAAGGGGTTTCCTTCATCATTACTTCCAAATCTCTCAAACATTCTCCTAAAATCTCAGAACGACGATCAAGAACCCTCTGCTTTCCTGAATCAAGGACGGAACTCTTATGAATTAATTGAGAGTTAACAGTCCCATAATCAGGATGAACATAGTTTTTCCCAAGCGAAAGGGAGAGTCCGTATGAACGGACCTTCTCTTTCCACTGAGGATAAACTGACCGTGGTGCACGCATAAGGATGTCATCTCCATTTATCAAGTATTGATAGGAGGAGAGTCCAACCGAACGTGCCGTACAGTCGTTCAATAAACAGAGAAGTGGAAATGAAAGAAGAGATCCCATCAACTGGCCTGATTCCTGAAGAACCGGAGTTAAACCCGAATCTTTAGGATAGACCAGTAAATGAGGGGAAATCTCTTTCATTGCCCACCTTTTAGTAGGTTCATGATCTATGGACTCAAGAATTCCTTCTAATAAAGCTTTTGAAGCTTCAATAGGAATGGAATCTGTTGCTGCGGTATAATCCACTGAGATCCAGACATCGTCGGGTTTTCCCTGATGGAAAATTCTCTCGATGGCGGGTTCAAGGTTATTAGTACCATGAGTAAGGCAGAATTGTCGCTCTTCTCCCAAGGCAAGCC